GTCTCCGACTCACTACGCAGTCGCAATCACGCCTTGACGGCGAAGATTGGTGCAAATCATCTGCAAGGTCGCATCGAGATCAACCCGACGAACCAAGTGCTTACCTGGAACCATATACGGAGCAGTCAGTTGGTTTTCCCAACCTTCCAGCACGCCAATGGCCAGATATTTCCAATCGAGCATGTACACAGGATTCTGAGTATCAGCATCCAGATACGGAGCGTACACAACCGGAGTGGACTTGAACACGGTACGACCATCACGAGAAGCAAGGTCGGTTCCCAGATTCATGTCCTGAGTTTCAAGCAACTCTTCCAACAGACCAATGGTGGTGTCGTTGCAATAAATTCCATTCTTCATCGAGCCAAGTTCCGGCTCAGCATGAGACACGACAGACCGGAATTGAATCTTCCGATACATCCGACGCATACGCCGAATGAGGTCCTCGGTTGACACTGTAACATACTGGCTAGTCCAGTTGGCCCAACGAGGCTGAGCGGAGGTCAGAATGTTAGCACGGCCAAGAGGAAAGTCAGTAGGATCACCAATACCATTGAATCCCTCAGTAGCACTCCTGGTCACCCAGTATGCAACACCATAAGCGGTCTTGGTATCAGTGCTATCGCTGGGCTTTCCCCATAACACAGCTTCCAGGTACTCATACAAACTGACCATCATCGCCACGTAGCGAGTCTGAATCAGGTCCACGATGCTAACGCCACCACGCTGAAAAGCCGGCTCGCGTTGATCGTAAAGATAGTTTGCATTCACATGGCACGGGGTAACAGTACCCTTAATCATCGTATCGAGAATCTGACTTCCATCAGTCTCATACAACTCCACGGCCCGAGCACTATGGTTGTGGTCAACCTGAGCCTCGAACTCCCACGGATTGCCACCACTAAATTTCTTCTGCCTTGACTTCCACATCTCACGAACGGCAACGTGATCCGTCAAGTCCGTCTGCATGTCTATGAAAGCCCCTCTTTTGATGAGGTTCTGCTGAGTCAACAACACAGCATCATCGATATCGGAATAGGCCAGGCTCATATTAACACCCTTTGTTTATTCACTGTTTGTTTTGCATTCTCAAGGTACATCGCGGCACCAATGAGAATATCTTCGCTATCCTTAGCTAATCCAAGCAGGCGATTGCAAGTACCACAAAGCCAACCACGAAACAATCCGGTTTCGTGATCGTGGTCTAAATGCAATGTCTTATGGCATTCTAATTCAGGAACGCCGCAAATTGCACATACACCAGTAAGAGAATCCTGCAATTCCCCCGCTGTTGCGATACAGGGTTGGTATCCTTTCCTTTTTGCCACAGATTTAATAGCCAATAACTTGCACTGAAGATCATTGCTGCGACGCCATGCTCTCGTTGCCTTCTGGTGGTATCCGGGATGTGCGGTATTCATCCTCTTCGCATATTCACTAGATAAACCAGGATTCTTCTTAAACTTTTCTTTTCTATTAGTATCCATACAATCCTTACAGGCACAACAAAGACCAGACTTGCTGGCATTGTTCCTGTAGAAATCTGACATTGACTTCTCAGTTTTGCATTGACTGCATTTCTTCGTAGTCATGTTTGCATCCTATGTTTTTGCGAAGTAACGCTCATCCAACATTTGGGCTATCGCATCTTGCGGACTCTCCTTTGACTTACTTGATTGACCACCAACACGAGCAATGTGCTGCGTCGATCTCTTGGCTAAGTCTGCCGATAACTTCTTCTCGCTTGCCTTTTGGTATTCACCCTTCAACACAAGACTGGCGGCCTCCGCAAACACTTCGTCGCGTGGCGGGACCTGCTGACCGGAGGCTCTATAACCGGCAACAAGGATCGCGGTCTTATTGGCAATAGCATCACGTTTTTGGTATTGAGAACTCATGGGCGAGAGCGTCTTATACCCACCCTTCCCAAGAGTCTCATGGAAATCTTCACCAAGTGCAGCAACGCGCTCATCAAACCACTTCTCAGTATTACTCTCCGTAGCCCTTCGTCCTTGCTCCGTATTCCGTCGCTGCGTCTCACGTATCTCAATAATCGCATCCTGCTGCTTCCTGATTATATTCTTTAAGCCAGCGTACATATTAACTACGTCAGCTTCATATTTCTCTGGATCAAGGTCAGGAATCTCGTCAAACAACTTTACGTTGGCATCAGTCTCCTGTTCCTTCTTCTTCTCGACAGGCTTGCTAGCAGCCTCAAGACTCTCGGTTACACGAGTCAATGACTCATCATCATTAAAGGACTTCGCATCGGCAACAGACATCCCAGCACGGATAGCACGAGCGAACACAAAGGCGTTGACGGGCGGTTGAACAATCTTCTCTAACTCAACATTACCCGTTGTTGCCTTCGCCTCGCCCTCAATCGGCTTCCCGCCAGTATCGTCGGCAACTTCTGTCTTAACGTCAGCAGAAGAAGTGTCAACCACAGTCTCTGCGGTCAGCGGAGTAGAATCGACAGCTTCCTCTACTGGCTTAGTAGTCTCTTCAACCGCAGTGTTCAGTTCATCAATCATTTCTTTATCAAGTGCCATGTTCTCTTCTCTCTTCTTCTAAGATTTCTTATTGTACATACCACGCATTTTCAAGCAACGCTTCTCTTGGCCAGCACTAGTGTACACTGGATCACCATCTGACGTAACGTCCACTGACTCCCCTCGCTTCTGGAAAAACTCCCGCAACTCACCGGCTTTATCGGCACCAACACCCGATGCGTAGCACTCACGAGGCCACGCAGGTCTGCGTCGAACTGGTGCAGGGGCGGTCTGTTCGACCACGGAATCGCTATTAGGATCGTACCGGAAAGTTCGGCTCATCCACTTATTTTACCACCAATGGGGAGAAAATTCAAGGAAAAAACAGACCGCCGCTAGGAGAAGGATTCACACTTGCATAGAATCGCCCGATGCAATCGAATCTTATCTTTGACCCATTGCTCATCACCAGTATGTGTCTTTCCGCAAACACATTGACCAATGAGCATATCACAACATCCACCATCATCTACGTTGTGGACTACATCGCTCCAAATATCAGGCCACTCAACTGAACCATCTGTCTGAATTAACAGTTGCTCTATTTCAATGGTTTCATATCTAGCCCTGAGTTTACAGAAAACTTCCATGATAGAATGCACAGTAGTGTTTCGCTCGGCATCCACCTTATTTAGATCAGCAGAAGTTGCATTGCCAGCATCATACATCTGTTCTAAAATCAATTCCTTCCGGCAAATTTCCCGATACAATTCGAGAATAGTTGACGCAGCCTTAACTGGATTGAACACATCGGGAAATCTAGTTGCAGAAGTTTCGCTCTTGTCGCCATACCATCCACAAATCATACAGAGACAATCCTGCTCCGATGTGTTGATATTCGATGTACATCTAGGACAGAACATTACTAACTCCTAGCTAGGGTTCTCACTTCCAGGAATTGGGCCTCCGGCAGGACCCTGAGAAAGTAACTGCTGCGACAGAGTTGCATCAGCACCCTGCCGACTCATTCCACCACCACCGCCACCATCCCCTCCCGAGGGTGGAGCAGTGCCCTGCGGAACCCTCTGGCCCTGCTGCGGTTGCTGTTGCTGACCACTAGATTGGGGCTCAGAGAACTTCACAACATCCTCCAACTCAGGGAAGTTAGCATACTTACCAACCATCTTGAAGATAGCTTGAACATCCACACTGCCACCATCCTCCTTGATTTGTGGAGCAAGTGGAATGATATAATTCTTCATAATCATATCAAGTTTCTGCAACCTAACATCCGGGGAATTATCCTGCAATGAATAGACATCAATGTCTAAGTCATACATATCGAACTTACCCTTCTTAGAATCCTTTCCCCACTTGACGGGAATACTCATGTCTGTTCCCGGAATCGGCTTCTCAAGCATCCTCTCGCTAAGTGGATCGTTCCATTCATAGAAAGCAAGGTCACGGAAAATTTCACGAATGACATCAACCGTTCTATCTACCATGTCACGCATCTGAGAACCAGCAGCGGCCCCAAGCATCTTGTCTTGACCAACAGTCCCAGTTTGTTTGCCGAGCCCACCCAGGCTATCTATATTTCCCGCAAAGTAGGAAAACATATCGCGGCATTGAAGATAAAATGCCATTGTCCTTGGATCAACTCCGCCCGCAGTTAATGGCCTTGGATCAGCACCAGTGTAACGAATGCCTTCGCCATCTGATGCACCCTTGAAGTTTGCAACACTCTCATCATCACCACCAGAAAAACCAAGCACAGTCTTTTGCGACTCAGCTTGATTACCGAGCTTGCGCAATAGCTTATTCGACAACTCATGCAAGTCACGCCACAGTGAAACCGGAGATAGGGGCATAAGATTACCAGGAACATCCGAGTAACCTAACTTTTTATACGGACCAGTAGCCGGGCCTTCCCAATCAACGACACGTAAAAGAGTCTTTGTCATATTACCCATCGTAAGCATCTTACCTTCTTTTGGCAACCACACATCACGAAGCCACACGCGATCACGATACTGGTTGGCTGAGGAATCCACTCCAACACTCTCGGCCCTCTCCTCGCCAGCCGGACCTACAACTGTGTACTCGTCTGGCT